GATACCCTAAACAAAAGAACCGTGGGCGTAGGCCACCTGTGTGTAGAAGATTTTTGGGAAGATGATAAAGAGTATGAAGAAAGTTTTTTAATGGAGATACTAGAGAAAGATTTACAGTCTGCAATTGATCAAGCAGATGACAAATGTAAAGGTTTAACAATAAGTGATGATGCAAAAATTATTATTATTGAAATGATTTTCCAGCTTGGGGGGAACGGAGTTTCCAAGTTTAGGAAAATGTGGCAGGCCCTTCAGCAAAATCCACCCGATTACGCTGAAGCGTCTGTTCAAATGCTTGATTCACGTTGGGCAAAACAGACTCCAAATCGTGCAAATGAAATGGCACAACACATGAAGGATTGTGGATAATTATTAATGTCTGCAGCAGGAATATTAAGATTAGCAGCTAAGATGTTAGCTAAAGAAAGAGCTAAAAACATAAGACTATATCGTTCAGAACCCTTACCTTCTTCCGGAGATCCTAATTTTAAATATTTACCTGGAGATGAAAGAGCATTTGGAAGCCACTTTGGGCAATGGTTTTCGCCGGACAAGTCATTTGTTACAAGGTTTCCGGGTTTGTCCCCTGATGGCAGTAAAGGAATTAAAAGTATAGTAATACCTAGAAAAGATTTAAAAAAATATGATGCTGTTAATACAGCTACAGAAGTGCCGATAAGTATTTTAATGGGTAATAAGAAGGCATTTAATCTTGTAGACAATGTTGGGGAAGCTGTTCTTCCTCCTGAATTAGCAATGAAAGCTAAATATAATTTTTTTGATTCTTTACCATATATATTTAATAAAAGAGATAAAGGTTCGGTGTATACGAAAGATTTACCAACTGGAATATTGGGATTAAAAAGATTCTTTGAATTATTAAAATTAAAAGCGCAAGGTAAAAAAAGTGGCGGAATAGTATAAACTGTGATATAATGTCACAGTGAAAATTATACAGAAATATAATTACGCAGATCTTAAAAGACAGGATGGTGATTCTCGTCTGTATCTTACACCTGATGGTGAAAGCTTACCATCTGTCACAACCATATTAAATAAAACAAAAGACAAATCATTTTTAAAACAGTGGCGTGCTAAGGTAGGAGAGGCAAATGCTGAAAAAATTATTCGTGATTCTGGCCAGATTGGAACCGCGCTCCACCTATATATAGAACGTTTAGTGAACGGAGAAAAATATAAAGATTTAACAAAAATAGGCATACAAGCAGAAAAAATGGCTAAAAAAATTGTTAAAGAAGCATTTAAAGATATAACAGAAGTATGGGGGTCAGAGGTACATTTGTATAATCCTGGTAAATACGCAGGAACAGCAGACATGATTGCTATGTATAAAGGACGTCCAGCTATTATAGATTTTAAACAAACAAATAGACCAAAAAAGCGTGAATGGATACAAGACTATCTCATGCAGCTTGCAGCATACGCCCAGGCACATAACGCTTTATTTAACACAGAAATAGACCAAGGTGTTGTTCTTATGTGTTCACGTGATTTAACCTTTCAACGTTTTGAATTAACAGGTGAAAAATTTACACGTGCTTCTGATGCTTTTATGAAAAAGCTTGATTTATACAACGAAACCCTTATATAATACATACAGGATGCCATAATGGGTCCTACAATCTTGCTTTAATAGGAGGTTTATATGAATGAGCTTGATATATTACGTAACCATTTTCTTGGTTATCACAATAACTTTTTTGATAATTTCAAAACAGTTTCTACTTACC